CTTGATTGGATGAAGGGAATAGATGAACAGTTCCTTGCTAGTCAATCAGTTACTTCTGCTAAGACACCTAATGACTTAGCAAAACAAGTATTTAACTTAGAGAAGGTAATCGGTAAGCCTAGACTCCCTATGCCAGAAGAAACTTGGGGAGAGAATGAATACAATGAGTTCTACCAAAAACTAGGTAGACCAGAATCTCCAGATGCTTATAAGCTAGAGGGACTACCACCAGAAGTAGCATTTTCAGATGATGAGAAGAAACAACTCCTCACATCACTACACCAGAGTGGATTAAATAACAAGCAAGCTAATAGCGTCATGAAGGCTATTGCGGAGAGAGAACTTAATCTTAGCAAGTCTGTAGAGAATAAGTTCCAAGAGTCTGAGATGAACGCTAAAGCCACACTAGAGAAAGAGTGGGGTGATAAGTTTGAACATAACCTTAGACTAGCATCTTCCACTTTAAACCAATTAACAGATCCCGATACAGCTTCTCAGTTGGAACAAATGGCAGGGAATAATCCTGCGTTCATTAAGCTACTAGCGGAAGTTGGAAATAAGTTCATGCGTGAGGACTCAGCATTCAAAGGTCAATTACAATCCAATAGCTTTACTTCTCCTGTAGCAGCTAGAGGGGAGATTGAACAACTTAAAGCAGACCCACTATTTATTAAGCAACTAATGACCAAGGAAGATCCTGGACATAAGCTAGCTCAAGAGAAGTGGACTAATCTACATAAGCAAGCATACCAATAAATTTTATTTATTGGGGAGTAAATAAGGTGATGGTTGAAAAACTGTCACCTTTTTTTATTGACTAACAACAATATACGAATAACAGTTAATATTAAGACTTGTCCCTTTTAATTAGGGGAACGTTAAGGATGTCCTTATTGGGGGTAGCTTCCTGTTCCATAAGTGGGATAGCAAGACGATAAACTAATAATTTAATCAAACAATAAGGATATAAAATGAGTTCACAGGTAACAACTGCATTCGCTCAACAGTATTCAGCTAACGTAGAATTACAATTCCAACAGATGGGATCTCGCTTACGTAAATACGTAACAGAAGATCCAATGGGTGCGGAATACAAATACTTCGATAGAATCGGAACTGTTTCAGCAAAACTAAAAGGAGCAAGACACGCTGACGTTCAGTATAGCGACACTCCACACAGCAGACGTAGAATCACTTTCGAGGATTTCTATCATGCTGATATGATCGACAAAGAAGATAAACTTCGTATGTTGATTGATCCAACTTCTGAGTATGTATCTACAGCCGTAGCTGCACTTGGACGTCAAATGGATGAAATCATCTTGGACGCTGCACTAGGAACAGCATATAGTGGTAAGACTGGTTCTACTTCTGTATCATTCCCAGCAGCACAACAAATCGCTGTTAATTATGTAGAGTCTGGTTCAGCAGCAGATAGTAACCTAACAATCGGTAAACTACGTAGAGCGTTAAGTTTATTGGAATCTAATGAAGCTATCATGGAAGGTGAGCCATTGGTTTGCGTATTAAATGCAAACGCAAAGCAAGCACTTCTACGTAGCACAGAAATGACTTCTAGTGATTTCAATACAGTTAAAGCTCTTGTAAATGGAGAACTTAATACTTTCTTAGGTATGGAGTTCTGTAGAACTGAATTGGTTCGTCAAGATGGAAGTTCTTATAACCGTATCATTGTTATGCCAAAGTCTGCCCTTAAAATGGCAATCGCTCAAGACATCTCAGCGAAGGTTGATTCCATCCCTCACAAGTTCCACAACTACCAAGTTCTCGTAGAGATGTCCGTAGGGGCTACTCGTATGTGGGAAGAAAAAGTTGTAGAAATCAAATGTGACCCAACCAAGTAAAATTAGGAGGTAAAATATTATGGCATCTACAAAAGCAGAAAATATCACACTTCTTGACGCTACACCTCGTATCTCTATGGAGACAGGTAGCGTTCATGGCAAAGTCAGAACATTCATCGATACTGTTGCTGTTACAGCAGGAGACTTCGATGCAGATGGAGATTACGTTGTTCTAGCAGAAGTTCCTTCTAATGCAAAGATCTTGAGCATTAAGTTGTTCAATGATGACTTGGATTCTGGAACTGATACTGCACCAAACATCGGTATCTACAATGGACCAACTAAGTTCACTTCTTCTACTCCAACTACTTATGCAGCAGGTGGAATCGTTGACGAAGATTGTTACGCAACTGCTATTGCTACATTCCAAACTGCTAACACTACTGGTGTTGAAGTGGCGTTTGAAGCAAGAAACATTAATGCGATTAACAACTACGTTTGGGAAGATGCTGGACTACCAGAAGATCCAGGTGTTCAACTACGTATCGTTGCTACTCAAACAGCAACTGTAGCAGGTGCAACAACTGGTGACATCTCTATCATCGTAGAGTATGTTTCTGAATAACATTTCCTATTAAGGAAAATCATACTACTATGTTAATCTGGGGTGGGATATTGCTTGTCTCACCCCTTTTTTTATATAAGGTTATAATATGGCAAATGAAACAAGTATAGCCAATGGAGCATTGGTTAAGTTAGGACAACAGCTAATTACTAGCATTAATGACTCATCTTCCAACGCAGCTAATATTTGTAAGGAAAGAATTTCAAATGCTAAAGAAGTAGTTCTTACTTCATTCCCTTTCAATGGGGCAGTATCAAGAGTAACACTAGCAGCAGATGTAGGGACACCTGCTTATGACTACTCAAACCAATTTACATTACCCTCAGACTGTTTACGATTAATAACAGTAGAACCTGCATTTGCAGACACAGATTACGCACTAGAAGGACGAAAGATCCTATTCTCTGGTGACACTTTAGAAATTATTTACATCAAGAATATCACAGACTACAATGAACTAGACCCTCTAGTGAATGAGTCTATATCTTGCTACCTAGCTTACGACATTGCTTACCTCATAACAAATGACAATCAAACAACTGAACGTATGATGCAGATGTATGAGAAAACAATCAAGAAGGCTAAAGCAGCAAACAACAGACAATTAAAGAAACTATCATTCTATGCAGCTAATTGGTCAGATGCTAGATTGGTTGGTGGGTATCCTTCACAATATCCGACTCCTACAACATGAGAATAAAGGTAACTAAGAATTCTTTTGCATCGGGTGAAATCAGTCCACAGTTACGTGGTAGAACTGATATTCAACAATACTCCGATGGCGTAGAACAGCTAAACAACTTCCTTGTGAAACAACAGGGAGGTATAGCTAAAAGAACAGGAACTAGATACCTCGGTGAAGTTCTCGATCAACTCAAAGCCCTAAGACTCCAAAAATTTGTTTACAATACAGAGCAAGCCTATGTTCTGGAATTTAGTGAGTATAAAGTAAGGGTATTAAGAAATGGAGGATTTATTACAGAAGCTGACTCAACTATCACAGGAGCGACCCAAACTAATCCTGTTGTGGTTACGGATAATTCTCATAACTATTCTAATGGGGATGTTATCACTATTAGCGGTATTTCAGGGATGACAGAACTTAATGGCAAGGAATACAAGGTTGCCAATAAGACTGCTAATACCTACGAACTAACCGATATGTTAGGGAATAATATAGATGGAACTTCATACACAGCTTATTCTACTGGTGGGATTAGTGAGAGACATATCATTCTTACCACTCCTTATACTGAGGCACAACTAGAGGGATTATCATTTACACAATCTAATGACGTACTTTATATTGCTTCTGAAAGTCACTTACCTAGAAAGATTAGTAGAACATCAGATACTGAGTGGACTATTGATATTATGTATGCTAAAGATGGTCCTTATGGGGCTGAGAATCTTACAGATACCACTCTAACCCCTGCTGCTACTACAGGAAGTTCAGTCACAGTAACTGCTTCTGTTAGTCTATTCGCTTCTACAGATGTTGGTAGACTTCTAAGAATACACCATGATGGTTCTACTCCAATTGCTGGATGGGGAACTATTGTGTCATATACAAGTGCTACTGAGGTTGCCGTATCTATATCCTCTGCATTCGGAGCGACTACAGCATCTGAGGTGTGGAGATTAGGGGCGTGGTCTGAGACTACAGGTTATTCGGGGACTACTACTTTTCATGAGAATAGACTATTCTTTGGTGGAACAACATCAGAACCTAATACATTTTGGGGAAGTAAGACAGATGATTACGAGAACTTTGAACCATCTAATCCTGAGGACTTAGTTGTAGCGGATGATAATGGATTGAGGTTTCAAATATCCTCAGAACAATCTAATGCGATACAATGGCTAAGAAGTGGTCCAATTCTTTTCATCGGAACTAGAGGTGGGCAGTATGCAGCTAAATCCTCAGCAGGTGCTATTACTCCTTCTGATGTATCTGTTAAACGGCAGAATGGATATGGTTCATCTATCGTAGAGCCTCACTTAATTTCTAACTCTCTCATCTATTGTGATAGGTCTACTAGAAAGATTATGGAGATGGTCTATAACTTTGATGTAGATAGCTATGAGTCCAAAGAGATCAGCGTAATAGCCAATCATATCCTTAGACAAGGAACGAGAGCTTTATACACTTCATATCAACAGACTCCCGACAATATCATTTGGTTTGTCCTAGAGTCAGGTAGATTGATTGGAATGACTTACTTAAAAGAACAAAACATTATAGCATTCCACAATCATGACATCGCAGGAACTTACGAATCTGAAACGGTCACTAGCGGTTATCTCATTGAAGGAGGTACATACCGAATTAAGTCTGTCGCAGGTGGAGCAGATTTTACCTCTGTTGGAGCAAGCAGCAATACGATTGGGGTCGAATTTACAGCAACGGAAATTAATCCAACGTGGGGAAGTGGATCACTCGCAAGAGTAACCAATGCACAGGTAACAACTATTGCAACAGTTCCATCCTCTGATAATCTATACGACGTTACTTATATGGTAGTTAAGAGAACTATCAATGGGAACACTAGACAGTATATCGAATACTTCTCTGATGATAATTGGGCAGAACACCCACAAGACAAGGACAGTTTATATTTCGTGGATTCTGGATTAACTTATTCTGGTGCAGCTATTACTACAGTTACAGGATTAAACCACTTAGAAGGGGAGACAGTTTCTGTCGTAGCAGATGGTGCATTACACCCAGACAGAACAGTAACCGATGGTGCAATCACTCTGCAGAATTCCGCTACACAACTAGCCATAGGACTAGGGTATAACGCTATTTGTAAGATGCTACCGATTGAAGTGCAAGGAGACTTAGGTTCTGCACAAGGTTCTATCAAGCGTGTATCTAAGATTATTATTAGATTCTGGAATAGCCTAGGCGTTCAAGTGGGTGATAATCTAGCCACTCTCAAGGATATACCATTCAGAAAGTCTACTGACAGAATGGACTTATCACCTCCTCTATTTACAGGGGATAAAGAAATACTTATACAAGATAGTTACGATAGGGAAGGAACATTCTACATTCAACAAAACAAGCCATTCCCTTGTAACATCTTGTTTGTCACAGCAGAGGTAAGGAGTAATCTATGATTGATATTTACAAAAGGAGGTTAGCGTGAATCTATTTAAAGTAGGATCATTAATGTTACAAGGGGGTTCCATGTTATTTGGAATGTCCTCATCTAATAAAGCATCGAAAGCAGCCCAGCGAGCAGCAAGGGAAGAAGCAAGTAGAATTAGATGGAATGCCGATGAGGTTGAGCGTTCTGTAGAGATTAATGATCAAGCATTTGCGTACAATATTGAAGCTAGTGAAATCGCTAGTAAGTTTAATGTTGAACAATTAAACAGAGAAGCAGCATTCACAGAATGGGCTACAGCGTTTAATGATACTATAGGTCGTAGACAAAAGCGTAGACAACAAGGCTCACAAGTAGTAGCTATTGCGAGGTCTGGTGTAACGTCTTCTAGTTCTGGATATGATGTAATGAGAGACTCAGAGATCGAAACTGAGTTAGAACTACAAGCTAATGCATACGCTGGATTAAGACAGGCTCATAAACTAAAACAACAAGCAGAGATTACTAGAATCCAAGGTGAGAACCAAGCATGGAATCTGAATTTCCAAAGAACAGACGAAAAGCGTATGGGATACCTAGAGGCGAAGGATTTACGTTGGCAAGCAAAGGTAGCAGAGATGGGTGGATCATCACAAGCATCTGCACTTAAACGTCAAGGAACTGCACAGCTTCTTAATGGATTGTCAGGCATGGCAGATACTTATATGAAATATGGTGGGGGAACACCAACATCAGGAACAATGACAGTAATGCCTGCAAGCTCTATGAGTAGCGGATATAAAATGATAGGTTAGTTAATTAATTATGGCAAAATTACCAACATTCTCAGCAAGTAATGTATCAGGCGGTGGCGGTGCAGTTCAAATGCAAGCACAACAAAGAGCCACTACTAAACCGTTTAGACAATCTACCAATATAAGGGCAGAGGACATATACAACCAAGCTGGAGACCAAGCAATGGCTCAAGCTATAGGGAATATAGGTTCATTGTTTAATAAGGTTCAACTCCAAAAGACAGAGGCTACTTACGTTCAAAAAAAGAATGAGATGCGTGAAGCGTTTGGTAGGGCTATGATGGATGCTGAAAAGGAGGGTAAGAATGCTGATAACTATTATAGAAATTGGTTAAAGCAAACAAAAGACACTCTCACTAAAACAGGTAATTCAGCCATAGATAAACGACTAGAAATGGATTATTCCACTATGTCTGTTAATTCTTCACTAGATGTAATCAATTATGTAAGTAAAGTAGCTAGAGAAGAATACTTGGGGAATGGGGTTCAGTTAGAGAAAGATTTTGAGGTAGCTATATCTAAGGGAGAGATAACGCCAGAAGATGCTATCCATGAAGTGAATTTATATTACCAGAATGGTGCAGGGAATGGTGGATTCTTTAGCATGGAAACGGCTCAAGAGAAAATGGAGGAGGCATCGACACGACTATACTTCATTGATGCTAAGTCTAAGATAGAAAATTCTACTGATTTGGATCAACTTGAAACATCTAGAAAATTAGCAGAGACAACAGAATTTCTATTAGGTGCTAATAATGTTGAGACTCTAAATGGTCTCGCTGAGTCTAGGAT